TACTACATTGGCCTTATTGGAACGTACACTCAAGCCCATGGCTGCGGTCCAAGCACGGGTCCACTACGCGATGAAGCAGGAGTTTAAGCTACTCAAGGCTATCATGGCTGAGTATGCCCCCACAGAGTACGCATATCAGCCCAACAGAGGTGAAGTAGGGGCTAAACGGGTAGACTACCTGATGGTCGATGTGATCCCTGTCAGTGACCCTAATAGTTCTACGATGGCCCAACGGGTGGTGCAGTACCAAGCTGTACTGCAGATGTCACAGCAAGCACCCCAGATTTATGACCTGCCTCAGCTACACCGACAGATGATAGAAGTGTTGGGTGTTAAGAACGCGGATAAACTCGTACCAACTAAGGACGACGCCAAGCCTGCAGACCCCGTCAGTGAGAACATGGATGCGCTTAACGGTAAACCTATGAAGGCGTTTATCTACCAAGACCATGACGCGCACATCGCTACGCACACAGCGTTTATACAAGACCCGATGGTTGCACAGATGATTGGTCAAAACCCGCAGGCAAAACAGATTATGGCTTCGCTACAGGCGCACGTAGCAGAGCATCTTGGGTTCTCATACCGCACCAAAATTGAAGAGCAGTTAGGCGCACCCTTACCTGCACCGAATAAACCGCTACCTGAGGACATGGAAGTGCAGTTGTCGCGACTGGTGGCTGAAGCAGGTAAACAACTTACAGAGGCAAACAAAAAACAAGCTGCACAACAACAAGCCCAGAAACAACAACAAGACCCGATCATTCAGATGAAGCAGGCCGAGTTGCAGATAAAACAAGCTGAAGAACAGCGTAAAGCCGCTAACGATCAGGCAGATCAACAGGTCAAGCAGGCCGAGTTGCAGATGAAACAACAGAAAATTATGATTGACGCCAAGATGGCCTCCGAACAGATCAACATCGATAAAGCTGAGTTGGCTATTGACGCTAAACGTCAAGGCGTAAGAGACGCTACTGCCAAACGTGTAGAAGACAACAAGGTAGACCTTGAAGTCGCACGGATGATGCAGGCGCAGCAGACACAAACACCTAAGAAGGAGTCATAATACGATATGGCAAAAACCGTCTTTGACGTGCTGAACGACAAAATCGAGGGGGACATCTCCTCTGCACGAGTTTTCTTAACCGGAGGGTCCGCAAAGGACTATGCTGGGTATAAGGAAGTTGTTGGCTTAATTCGGGGTCTCGAAGCCAGCAAATCGCACATAGCAGACCTCTCGCGTAATTATATGGAAAATGACGATGACTGAAGCAATCCCAATCATCAGCGATGAAGAATTTGAACTTCAACTACCTAAACCTGTAGGCTACCGAATACTCGTAGCGTTACCCAAGCCTGAAGATAAGTTTGACGGCACAAACATCCTTAAAACAGAAAAAGCCAAACAACTTGATCATGTGATGTCTATTATAGGGCTTGTAGTGGATATGGGCGACCAAGCCTACAGTGATGCAGAACGGTTCCCCACGGGACCGTGGTGTAAAGAGGGCGATTACGTCATGTTTCGTATGAACTCTGGGACACGATTTACTATTGGCGGCATAGAGTATCGGCTTATGAACGATGATTCTATTGAAGCCGTTGTAGCTGATCCATCAGGTATTCAGAGGGCATAGACATGGCGTTTCAAAAAGTAGAGTTTGAGTTCCCTGATCCAGAGGACGATAAATTAGAAATCGAGGATTCCGGTGCAATCGAAGTTGATATTTCTGGAAAGAAAACGAAAGAAGATTTTGCAGAACCTGCAGAGTCAAAGGTTAAACCTGCGCGTGAAGCTGATACTGGCGATGACGACTTTGAAGTTGAAATTGTTGACGATACGCCCAAGAAAGATCGGAATCGCAAAGCGTCTGAACCGCCAGAAGACGTTACTGACGAGGAATTGGAAGATTACTCGGAGAAAGTTCGCAAACGCATACAGCACTTTAGTAAAGGCTATCACGACGAACGCCGCGCTAAAGAAGAGGCCGTACGGCAGCAACAAGAGTACGAGCGCGTCACTCAGCAGCTTATGGACGAAAACAAAAAACTAAAGGGTAACGTCAACAAGAATCAAACTGCTTTACTCGACCAAGCAAAGAAAAACGCGACTATCGAATCGGAAAATGCCAAACGTGCGTATAAAGAAGCGTATGAAGCTGGTGACTCAGATGCGGTGTTAGATGCACAAGATAAGTTAACTAATGCTAAGTTAAAGTCCGAAAGACTAGCAAACTTCAAACTACCAGCTTTACAGGAAGCTGAAACCCCTGTAGAACAACGACCAGAAACCGCCCCAATTCAGGTTGATACACGAGCCGCTGATTGGCAAAAAGCTAATACGTGGTTTAATGTCGATGACGAAATGACGAGTCTAGCTTTGGGGTTGCATACTAAACTCGTCAAACAGGGTGTAAACCCGCAAAGCGATGAATACTACGAGACGATAGATTCTCGTATGCGTCACGTATTCCCCGATAATTTCGAGGATGCTGAACCTAAGCGAAAGACACAAGTGGTAGCACCCGCATCGCGGAGCACAGCACCTAAGAAGGTGACGCTAACCAGAACTCAAGTGCAAATCGCAAAACGGTTGGGTGTGACACTCGAACAATACGCCAAACAGGTTGCAATAGACATGAGGAAAGCAAATGGCTGAAAATCGCATTGACCGCGAATTGAAGACCCGTGAGAAAGACGTACGCAAAAAGGCTTGGACGCGCCCGGAGACTTTACCTTCTCCACTTCCCCAAGACGGCTACGGATTTCGGTGGATTCGCGTTAGTAATCAAGGCCAAGTAGACGCTACCAATGTCTCATCGAAATTACGTGAAGGTTGGGAGCCTGTGAGGGCAGAAGATCACCCTGAAATTTCTATGGTTACTGTAGAACAAGAACGTTTTAGAGATAACATAGTGATTGGTGGACTATTACTCTGCAAGGCACCTGTTGAGATGGTTGACGAACGTACTAGCCATTTTCAACAACAGACAGACAGTCAAATGTCTTCTGTCGATAACAACCTGATGCGTGAAAATGACCCTCGTATGCCGTTGTTTAATGATCGCAAGACCAAAGTAACATTCGGTAAAGGAACTTAAATCTATATAGGATATATATCATGTCTACTACAAGTTCAGGATACGGGCTAGTTCCCGTAAAACGATCTGATGGTATGCCGTATGCCGGTGCCCAAGACTCGTTTTTAATTACTCCTGCAGGGGTTTCTCAAAACATCGGCTACGGCTCTGTTGTTGAGATTAGTGCAGGTTATATGCAGTTAGCTTCTGGCACTGGTGCTGATGCGACTACCAACAATCTTGGTGGGTCCGGTATCGGTGCGCTAGGTGTGTTTGTTGGTTGCGAATACGTTAATGCTCAGGGGCAATTGATTTTTGATCAACACTACCCTACAGGCACGGCTAACGCTACAGCTTATGTTGTAACTGACCCGAACGTTACTTTCCAAGCACAGGCAGACGGCGCGATTGCACAGACTGCTTTGGGGCACAATGCGCCCTTCCCCGCTGCGCAACATGCCACGACCTCGATAAACACCACTACTGGTAAGTCTACCATGCAGATTGACGCCACTACTGCTACGGCAACCAAGTCGTTTAAAGTTGTTGGATTCGTGACTAGACCGGGTTCTGCTATTGGCGATGCCTACACCGATGTCCTAGTAAAAATTAACACACCGTACCATCAGTTTGGTACTGGCATCGTAGGAGAATAACCAATGGCTATTTCACGCGCACAGTTACTTAAAGAACTGCTTCCCGGCTTAAACGCACTGTTTGGTCTGGAATACGCAAAGTATGGTGAAGAGCATACTGAAATTTTTGAAACCGAATCATCAGATCGTTCTTTTGAGGAGGAAACAAAACTTTCAGGTTTTGCAGCAGCACCTGTTAAAAGTGAAGGTGCTTCTATTGAGTATGACAATGCTCAAGAGGCGTTCACCGCACGTTACACACACGAAACAGTGGCAATGGGTTTCTCAATCACTGAGGAAGCTATTGAGGATAATCTGTATGACTCTCTGTCAGCTCGTTATACTAAAGCACTGGCTCGTGCTATGGCGTACACTAAACAGGTCAAGGCGGCTACAATTCTAAACAACGCCTTCTCCAGCGGCACCACTTACGGCGACGGCGTAGAGCTTTGCTCAACTGCCCACCCGCTTGTTGATGGTGGCACCAACTCAAACGAACCAGCAGTAGCTGCGGACTTGAACGAGACTTCGCTTGAAGCGTCTATCATTCAGATCGCAGGTTGGACTGACGAACGTGGTTTGTTGATTGCTGCAAAACCTA